TACGGAAGCAAGTGAACCATTGACAACAGAACTAAACGAAATATTATTATTTGAACCCGCTTAATACTCATGGCTAATAAAAAGATTACCCAACTTCCGCAACTGACAGCACCAACCGGAACGGACGTACTTGCAATCGTTGACGATGTAACTGGAACCCCAACCACCAAGCAAGTAACCGTTACCCATTTAATGGGGCAAGCATCCGCTTCCAACCTATCCAGTTACGACTTCAACGGAAACGCTATCAGTAACTTCGACGCTTCAATCGAGGATCAAACAGGAACCACCTATACATTAGTAGCTGGAGACAACGGTAAAGTAGTAGTACTTGATAACGCTTCTGCTGTAACTGTCACAGTACCAAGCGGATTGGGAGCAGGGTTTAATTGTAGCTTCATACAAAAGGGAGCGGGTCAAGTATCGTTCAGTGCTTCAGGAACTACCATTAACAACAGACAATCTCACACTAAGATCAATGCACAGTACGGAGTAGCTAGTATAGTTGCTTATGCTGCTGATACCTTTGTTCTTGCTGGAGACACTGCTTCTTAATAGATATGTTCGCTATTCCTACATTTGGATTAGGTGTTATCGCCAGTCCTACTGTACCTGCTTCAGTATTTGACGACACCTTAACATTCCCTACCATCCAAGTATTCGACACGGAAGCGGAGTTTATCAATCAAACGGACGCTCCAAACTACACCATCGTCCACGCAAAAGACACCGATAAGTTGTATGTGTGGGGTGGTAGTAATTGGGCATTATTTAATCAGAATTAATAATTAGTATGAGTGTATTAACAAGTTACGCATCAGCAGCAGCTAGAGATTCAGCAGCACCAGCAGCGAGCAACACAGGTCTTTGCATATTTAGATCAGACTCTAATGCTATCGAGGTATCAGACGGTACGAATTATCAAACTTATAATAGTGATGGAGTATTTGTACCCGGCTCGGTTACTAATTCATATCATCTTTCCCTAGACGGCACGGATGACCACGCTGAAGTAATAGGTTCTTCTGAGATACAAATTAGTTATCCGCTTACAATATCCGCTTGGATATATCCGACAGCTGATGCTTCTGGTACTGATTGGAGAGCAATAATAAGTTGGGGTTCCGCAGCGGCTGGGGAGGGCAGATTCCTTTCGCTGTCACAAAGTTCTAATTACTTAACATTTGGTAGTTATCAATCATCAGTAACCTCTTCTACATCTTTAAGTTTAAATACTTGGTATCATGTTGCGGCTACAGTTACATCAGGTGAGACAAAACTTTATATAGATGGTAGTTTAGATACTACAGGATCAAATACTCTTAATAGTTTTACATACGGTAAGACCCATGTTGGTGAATTGTATTACTCACAGGCCACGGCTGGTCGACACTTTGCTGGTAATATCGATGAGTTAGCTTTGTTTAATAGTGTTCTTAGTGCCTCTGAGATTACTCAAGTTTATCACTCAAGGGACGTACTTAACTTAAATTTCGACTACGGTAACTATACTTCTAGTTCTAATTTGAAGGCATGGTGGAGAATGGGAGATGGCACAGAAGGTGGTAGTGGTACAACTATTTACGATATGTCTGATAGCGACAGCAATAGCGATAATTTAACTTTAGTAAACCAAGCCTCAATCAGTGGCACTGGTCCAATATCTTAACGTTATGAATTATGTTATAATAAATACTTCAGATTTAGATTCAATCGACTTCAACCAAGTTCAAGAAACATCTACCGACACACTTTGTTACTCGGTTGACGGTTCTAAAACATTCGTTAAGTACGAAGGTACACAACCATTCTTTCTGCTCGGTAAGACGGAGTACACACACGAAGAGATACTAAGCATCTTGAGTGGCCCTGAGTGGACGAGCGAAGACGAAATCTAAACGGTATGCACGAAACAGCCCAAGGGCTATATCATTCGTTGGAGAACCAGCGGTGGTCATTCTTAGACAGAGGACGTACAGCTTCTGAGCTTACACTTCCTTATGTCTTACCACCAGACGGTCACAACTACGCTACTAAGTACTACACACCGTACCAAGGTATCGGAGCTAGAGGAGTATTAAATCTAAGTAGTAAGCTATTGCTTGCATTGCTTCCACCTAACGCTCCCTTCTTTCGTCTTGTTATAGATCGCTATGAGTTAGACAAAGCAAAGCAAGACCTCGGTGTAGAAGGAGCAGAGCAACTACGTACAGACTTAGAGAAAGCATTAGCAGATGTAGAGCGTAGTGTATCACAGGAAGTAGAAGTACAGAACTTCAGGAACGGTATCTTCCAAGCATTAAAGAACTTATTGGTTACTGGTAACTCTTTGTTATATCTCCCTGATGAGGGTGGTATGAGAGTGTTCAAGCTGGATCGTTATGTAGTGAAGAGGGACCCAATGGGTAACGTTACACACATAGCTATTAAAGAAACAGTAGCTCCTATGATGCTTCCTGAATCGGTAAGAGAGGAAGTGTATCGTCAAGAGAAAGAAAACAGTTGTGATTTATACACAGCAGTAGTTAGGGAAGATGACCACTTCAATGTTTACCAAGACGTCAAGGGTATGCTCATCGAAGAAAGTGTGGGTAAGTATCCGATTGAAAAGTCCCCGTGGCTCCCATTACGTTACACCCAGATTGATGGAGAGGACTACGGCAGAGGATTTGTTGAGGAGTACCTCGGTGACCTCAAGTCGTTGGAAGCACTTACGAAAGCGATTGTCGAAGGTAGTGCAGCAGCTGCGAAGGTATTGTTCATGGTCAACCCGAACGGTACAACAAGATCAAGAACTTTAGCAGAAGCACCTAATGGTGCAATCGTACAAGGGTCTGAAGCAGATGTATCGGTGTTACAACTTAATAAGTTCAATGACTTCCGTACTGCTCAAGCTACGATGGCTGGTATAACAGACCGATTGAGCCAAGCATTTTTACTGACATCTGGAGTAGTTAGAGATGCAGAACGTGTAACAGCTGAGGAGATAAGAATGCTCAGTCAAGAGTTAGAAGCTGCATTAGGTGGTCTATACTCTTTGTTATCTCAGGAGCTACAGCTACCCATCGTCAGTCGTTTAATGGATAAGATGTCTAAGAGTAAGAGATTACCTAAGATACCAAAGGACATCGTTAAACCTACTATTGTTACAGGAGTGGAAGCTCTTGGTCGTGGTAATGATCTGAATAGATTAGATATGTTCCTAGCTGGAGCGAACCAAGTAGTAGGACCACAAGCCGTCACTCAATACTTAAACGTCAGTGATTACTTCAAGCGTCGTGCTACAGCTTTGGGTATCGAGACGGAAGGATTGATTAAGACGGAAGAAGAAATTCAACAAGCTATGCAACAGCAACAGATGATGGAGATGGCACAGAAACTCGGAGCACCCGCAGTCGGACCCGCCATCAACGCCGCACAGGAGCAGTACATGGCATCACAACAACCACCTCAAGAGGAATAACAAATGGCTGAATTACACCGAGTAGAGATTAATGAGAAAGCACCAAGCGAAATCGAACCAGAAGAGAGACAACAAACCGAAGAGCAATCCCAAGCGGAACTACCGCAAGACCAAAGCGACCGCCCGGAATGGCTCCCCGAAAAGTTCAAGAGTGCGGAAGACATGGCACAAGCATACGCCGAGTTGGAAAAGAAACTTGGACAAGCTCCTAAAGAAGAGCAACAGGAAGTTGAACAAGTTGAAGAGAAAGCTGAGGACAACGAAGAACAAACTGAAGAGAACACTAGTGAAGCGTACAAAGCAGTTGCGGAGGCAAGTAAAGAGTTCTTTGAAAACGACGGCCAACTTAGTGAGGAAACTTATAACGCTTTAGAGAAAGCCGGACTGCCAAGAGATTTAGTTGACAGCTACGCAGCTGGTCAGCAAGCATTGTTAGCATCTGAAGAAGGACAAATCAAAAGCGTGGCTCAAGGCAACTACGATGCGATGGCTGAGTGGGCGAACGAGAATTTACCACAAGAAGAAATCGATGCTTTTGATGAGGTCGTCACCGGGGGTTCAATTTCGCAAGCTAAGTTAGCAGTTCAAGGACTGTACGCACGTTATCAAAACGAAGTGGGTGCAAAGCCTAAGCTTACACAAGGTGCAGTGAACGGTGTATCAACCATGCCATTTAAAAGTATGCAAGAATTAGCTCGTGCTCAATCTGATCCACGATATAAAAGTGGAGATAAAGCGTATCACGAAGAGATTGACAGAAGACTTTCTGTAAGCAATATATAGGTTGTTTATTCATTCATAAGGTATAGTGCATCCAAAGCCCCTAGTGTCAGTTTATTGGTTTGCTGATGCTAGGGGTTTTTCATTATGATTAAGAACATGGCAACAGAACTAGGTGAGAATGTACAAGTAAAAGCCAACTTAGCATTCATGGCGAAAGTCATAGCTATTGTTGGAACTTGTGTTTGGGGATACTCTGTAGTGTGGAATAAGCTGATGGTACTGGATAGTAGCTTAGACCGTGTACAGCATGAGGGTACGTTATTAGGAGACTTGTCAGCACGGATGATGCATCTTGAGAAGTTTGCAGAACAATCTAAAGCAGACCTCGATCATCTATTGGAAATGCAAGACTCACCTATAACATCTGACCATCAACAGTTTGAACGGATACGGTATCTTGAAAAAGAGTTGGACAGAATGCGTGACAAATTGGAAAACCATTTAATGAAAGGACAATGAGATGGGTGAATTACTTATGTTGTTTATCACGGGCGGTGGTAGCACTGCTATGGGTGCGATTCTTAAAGGCGTGTTTGGTTATATCTTCGAAGCCCGTCAGAACAAGCATGATCTTGAAATGGCGAGAGAAGCTCGTGCGTCTGATAATTTCCTTAGACTACAAGCTGAACTCGCTAAAAGCGGTACTGGGGAGTTTGTTTCTTTTACTCGTCGTATTCTTGCTGTTATCGGGGTGTCTACGCTCTGCACTTGTATCATCCTCTGCACCCTCTTCCCATCCGCAGAAATCGTCACACTCACCAACGCAGACGGAGAGGGAGTTAACGAGTTCTTCTTTGGACTCATCAGTTTCCAAGCGAACCAAGAACCAATATCTATTTCTTCTGGACACATCAGCCTTATGGGATGCACGGTAATTCTGCCTTGTATCCTTGGTTTCTACTTTGGTCCAAGTGGTCGAAGAGGTTGACAGTCAAGAACTTTTCCTCTTTACTAATAGATAAATTTAATCGACAACTAGCAACAACTAGTCCCTCGACCCGCTGCGGCGGACAATCCTGTGTAGACGAAAGGTGTGAAAGTCACTGGTAATCAAACACATATTCACAATTAATTAACATAGGAGATTATATATCATGTCAGACGTAAATCCAAGTCGAGTAGGCTTAAGAGGTGCTGGTAAAGGTTTAGTAGCCGGAACCGACAATGACGAGTTGTTTCTCAAAAAGTTCAGCGGAGAAATTCTGCAAACCTTTGAGGAGTCCAACATCTTCAAGCCACTACACACAATCAGAACCATTGAAAACGGTAAGTCCGCTCAGTTCCCAGTAACTGGTATTGCTACCGCTAACTACCACACTCCCGGTGAAAACATCGCCGACAACGGTAATAGCTACATCAGCGATATTGCTAAGACTGAAAGAGTAATCACCATCGATCAGATGCTTGTTGCTTCCACTTTCTTAGCTAACATCGACGACGTAAAGAACCACTACGACATCCGCAGCGTTTACGCTAACGAGTTGGGTAAAGCTCTTGCCGTCCGTTTCGACACAGCTATCGCTAAAGTATTCATCGCTGCTTCCCGTGATTCCGCTAACTTGACTCAAGTAGGAAAAACTGGCGGACGCTACAATGTAGCTGACGGTGAGTTCGGTACTTCCAACATTGTTGCTGGTACACCTCAATCTGTTACCGGAGCTGAACTTGTTAGTGCTTTCTTTGCAGCTGCTCAAAAGCTTGACGAGAATGACGTTCCTTCCGACGGCCGCTTCTGCGTTCTTCGTCCACAGGAATATTACAAGTTAGTAACTGGTGCTGATTCTAACAACGCCTTCACCCTTTCAGCTTCTGCTGCTAATAAGGATGTTGGAGGAGCTGGTAGCCTTGCTGCTGGTGTTGTTCCACAAATCGCTGGTATCAACATCTACAAATCTAACCACATTCCTTCCACCGATTTATCTGCTGTTACCAGCGGAGACGGCTCAAGCGTCAATGACGTGTTTGGTGCTAACGGTGCTGGATACAACGGTGACTTCCGTAATAGCTTGGGTATCATTTCCCACGCTGCTGCTGTTGGAACCGTTAAGTTGCTTGATCTTGCTACCGAATCGGAGTATCAGATCGAGCGTCAAGGTACGTTGTTTGTAGCTAAGTATGCTATGGGTCACGGAGTTCTCCGTCCTGAGTGTGCTATCGAACTGATTGCGTAACGCTCTTCTCTCGGTGTTGGGGAGGTCTGTGATTCGTTCCGCTCCCCTCCACTGATTATTTTATCTATACTTATCATGGCTCTGACGACTAAACTAAATGCAGTAAATACAATGATTAGTGTTATCGGGGAAGCCCCGGTTAATACACTCGGAGGTACAGCCGTTCCTGTATCAGTCGTTCAAGCAGAAGCCGTCCTCGACGAAACCAGTAAAGCCATACAGTCAGAGGGTTGGCACTTTAATACGGAGCACGAGTACGTACTTACTCCTGATGCTTCCACGTCTAAGATTAACTTACCAAGCAATACGCTAAAGGTAGACTTAGACCCACAAATTTATACAGACAGTGATCCAGTACAACGTGGACTTTTGTTATACGACAGAAAGAATCACACGGATGTATGGACTAAGGAGGTGAAAGCCTCCATTACTTTTGAGTTAGCATTCACAGATATGCCTGAGCAGTTCCGTCACTACATCACAGTTAAAGCAGCTCGTATCTTTGCTAATCGATTCTTAGGAAGCAGGGAGATCGAAGGGTTTGCTTTGCGGGATGAAGTCGAAGCGAAAGCACGTGCTATTGATAGTGACTCTGAGAATGCAGACAGAACTATCTTTGATAACTACAGCGTACTAAGAGTATTAGACAGATAAGAGATGCCTCTGTTAGTAAACAGTGTACCGAATCTCGCACAGGGCGTATCACAACAGCCTGACAATCTCAGGTATCCCGGTCAGTGTGACGAACAAATAAACGCTTGGGCTACTGTTGTTGAGGGTCTGGTTAAAAGACCACCTACTACATACACAAAGAAGATCGGAGATAGTGATCCCGGTGCTAACTTATTCACACACTTCGTAAAGAGAGATGAAACGAATAAGTACTGTGTAACGGTATCGTTGGGTAACAGCGTATCGATTGGACAAGTAGGTGTTATCGATCTTGAGACGGGTAACAATGTATCGGTAGCTGTAACTTCTATAGCTACTAGTTATCTTAGTGGTATCAGTAATCCGTTAGCCGACTTGCGAGCGTTGACGGTAGCTGACTATACATTCCTTGTTAATACGAATAAAACAGTACAAGAGGATACGACTACATTAAGCCAAGTCCCAATTGATGAAGCTATTGTTTTTGTTAAATTAGGAGACTACGAGAAATCCTACAGTATTTACATCGATGAGGGTTTAGTTCCTCTTGTAAGTACATTGCATAATCATCACGATTACACCACTACGGATCACGCTCCATCTACTTATATTAGTGGCCCTAGTTCAGGCACTCACGCAGGTAAACATGCGGACACAGAGTTAATAGCTAAAGATTTAACTGCATGTTTAATAAACGAATTTGACGGTACTTTACTTGGAGTGTCTGCTGTACAAGTGACTTTTGGGGGCAGCGGTTACGCACAGAGCGGGGCGTTATATATCGATCCTAAGTACAAGGTAGAAGTAACCATTAGTCAAACAGGGGTAGATGAAACCGCTTTAGGTATAGGAACTGTTAATAGCAGCGGTGAGTTAGTAAGCGTTGAGATGGTTAGATTTGGTAATAACTTCAATGCTTCTAATCCATTTATATTTACCGTTAAGGAGTTATATACCTTAGCACCGGGTTGGGTAATAACTTTGACAGGCTCCAACGCCGGAAGCGGTGCTACTTTTTCTGAAACTACAAGTACTAGAGCTTCTTTAGATGTGGAAAGAAATGGAAGCGTAATTAGAATAAGGAGTACGGACGGTGCTTTTAAAATACGAGTAGAGGACGGGTTAGCTAACGAAGGTTTAGGACTTGCTTATAAAGAGGTAGGCAGTATTACGGACTTACCTAAATCATGTTATAATAACTTTACTGTTAAAATAATAGGAGATGCTGATATAGGTCAGGACGATTATTACGTACGCTTCTCTACAAAAGATAAATCAGAGTTTGGTGAAGGTACATGGATAGAGACGGTGGGTTGGAAACAAGACGGCACGGAAAGTGGAGACTTAACTGCTATAGGTGTCAATTTAAACTCTACAACAATGCCTGTTACTTTGGTCCCTGTGCTTACTGGGTCAAGTATAACATCATTTAAGTTGCAAACCCCAGAGGAAGATAAAAACTCAGATGCCTCAGTTGAAGATGGATGGCGTAGTAGGCAAGCAGGTGATGATGATACCAACCCATTCCCATCTTTCGTAGGTAACACGATCAACGATGTATTCTTCTTTAAGAACCGTTTAGGATTCCTCACAGATAGCAATGTTATCTTCAGTGAAGCAGATGAATACTTTAACTTCTTCCGTACTACCACACAACAGTTGTTAGACAGTGCACCGATAGACGTTGGATTAAGCCACACAAAGGTAGCGATCCTTCAACACGCTGTACCGTTCCAAGAGAAGCTGATGTTATTCAGTAAGCAGTCACAGTTTGTATTACGTGGAGCAGACATATTAAGTCCTAAGACTGTAGCTATA